AAATCGTGTATAACATCTCCTTTGCGGTATGTCTGTCCATCAATAATTATTGTTCCACTAGCTATCATGCTTTCGCCTCCTTATACATAAATCGTATCATATATCCTCTGCATCTTCGTACTCTGAAAGTGTTTTGAGATACTTATAAGCATCTTCAATAGTCATATTCTCTTCATACTCTTTCTCATATGTAACAGCGGCTCTGTACGGTCTGTCACCGTTGCTTTCCATAGCTCTACCAATCTCATCTACATAAGATACTACAGCTATTGAATCATGACTGTTGATTGTAGACTGAATATATAATATTCTGTGATAATTAGTAACTACGCCGTCGCTTTGACGAATTTCTTTTTTTAAAGCCAATTTTATTATTCCTCCTATGAGAATGTTATCTTAATATTAGCCCAGATGCCGCAAGGACTATTGTTTGTAACATCTGTAGTATTTGGCATTGTTGCAAATACATGGATGCAGCCTCCACTAAGCGTTGAGTGTACAGTATATTTGCTAGGTTTGACATATTTTGTTGATGAGCCACCATACAAATACTTATTATTTTGTCGGACCATAAGCCCTTCCACACTTGTTACTGTTACCGTCGGGTTCCCAATTATTGGTTTTGATAATGGAATTATAAAAATGACATCCTTGCCGGAACTCGTAATATATCCAGCAGTACCAAAAGTTGCACTGATCGAATCGCCAGCGCAAAAATATGGTCTCCAAGTCCCTAAATAGGTGGATAAATATATTCTCCCTGCATCCAACTTTATTACGTCTGAAGACACAATCTTTGTATTAGAGTTATCAGCATATATCCCATTTCCAATGCTTTCGTACAAATCAGTATAGGATGTTCCACTTTTTACAGATAACGAGAGACTCATATTATCTTTTGCACTATCATAATATAATTCAAGCGCAGCCTTACCACCGGCATTAGTATTACCTGCATCTTTTGTTTGCTGTGTTGATACAACAATGTTGTTTCGTGACTTTACAACAGAACCAGTACCACTATAAACAGGGTCTCCATCTTCATTCACTACCTTAATATCTGTAATTCCAAATCGTACAATTTCGCTGTTATTGTTGCGCACACACATTCCATTTGCGTCAAGTAACGCGTTCTGTCCAAGTTCATTGCCTCGCATATCACCGACAACTAATCCAAGTCCTTCGATATATTTCATAAAGTTAGTTGCAACTTTAGCAGCCTCTGATATCTTGTCTTCCTGACTGCTAAAGTTTTCCTCGGTAACATCTTTAAAGTTCTCGTAGGATTTCTTTACCTTAGTAGCTGTCTTATTCGCTTTAATTGCAACAGAGTCATCCGTAGGTGGTGCTGTAATGTTTCCTGTTAACCATGCTTTTCCGCCGCTGACACGGATTTTTACTGTGTCACCTGTCTTACAATTAATCGCCATCTGTGCGGGGGTTTCATCTGCTCCACCGTCAATGTGGACATATGCCGTTTTTTCGTCAACGCGAAGGACTTTTGCAACCGTGTCGTAAGGCTTTGTTTTGCTTTCTTTCATTGCCGAGGCAATCTCTTTTATGAAATCATTCAATGCTCTCTACCTCTTCCTTTGTCCGGCATCCGTGTTCAAGCGACAAGGTTTGTGATATTATTCTGAATTTTCCAGTAAGGCCATGTCTCGGATAATTTAGAAAGACCACATCGCCTAAAAGAACGTCCTCGAAAAATCGCCGGCTATACTGTATCGTTCTGACAGGATTCTGCAATTCTTTTAGTTTTCTAACGGCATAAGCCGCTATGTTTTCCCCGGAAGATAATTCAACGCCTGTTTCCGATTTCCACACTTCCCTGCCCCGGCTGACGGTTGATAAATAACTGTCCGGGCTGTCGTCCCGCGCGATGGCTGCGCCGTAATCGTCATGTATTGCCATAAAACAGTTCGGTGTGTCGTACCAATTAAATGTGTCTGTTACATCGCACTCTATGATGTCGTTTGCGTTAATCCCCACTGTAAGACTGCTATTATTATCATTTGCGCAGATAACAATGCTTCCATCGCCAAGTATTCGTATCCGCCAACCAATAGCATCTAAAATATGCAGTGCCATTGTGAGCCTTGTTTCCCCATCTTCCGCAACGATGTTATCTGTAGTTATCGGTGATGTTCCCTCGACATACACGGGAGCAGGGATGCAATCATTAAACAGATTTTTAATCTGTTTTGCTCCGCTACCGGCTGGTGCATAATAACCACGCGGCAGAATCACATCATCTGCCGGCTTGAGAACGGAATAGCAGTCAATACTGTAAGTCTCTCTCACACCATCAAGCTTTCTTTCTGGGAAGGCGGTCAAGCCAGTAAACAGTGCTACTTTTGCTCCTGACCCTCCCTGTCTGGCTTGTAGGTAAATGCGGACCCAACACTCATTGTCTGTTATTTTTTCCGTCATTGTGACGGAAGCAGATTCCCTTAAATCTGACGTACTATCCCGGTCAATACTGCCCTCAGTAAATTCAAATTCTTGCTGGTCTGTCCACGTCTTGGGGTCAACTGTCGTCAAAATATATCTTGCTGAAAATCCTTTGCTCCAATCCATCACATCACCTCGATAGGATGCTCTGCGTTCCACTGTTCTTCCGTCACGGCATCCAGTTCTTCCGAGTCCACTTTTTTAATCGTTAGTGAGAAATCTGTCCGCATTTTATTGTCGTGGTCTTTTTTCTCTGATACCTGTATATCGCAGGAAAAAGACGAACCATCTGGTGTCCTAACGTGGCATATTCCGGGATACGTTGCGAGCCGTCTCATCTGCTCAATCATTGCTGGTTCTGTCAGAGATATACTTACTGCATCAATTTTTAAATCACGAGTGACTGCAGGATTCCAGTCACCTTGTACGGAGCCGCCAAGATAAACTGTCCTCTCGAAATCTTTATCCCATGAGTTATCTAAATCAAGGTTATACTGGATTTCGATAGATTCACCGTCAAAATCAATGATTGCCTTTTTATATTCGATGGAAAAATCGCTATATAACCACGCAAACGAACTATCTGACGTTATATAGTCACCGTTGGCAGTTCTATTTACAACCAGTATGCCGCCGTACTCATTTAACGCCGGGTATGGGTCAACATATTTCTGTCCATAGATTCCGTTCTCCAGAATCAATTCTGCTCTGTCTACGCTCATCCGGTACAAGTCGAATGTATCCCCATCGGCATATGTAGCTGGTTCAGCAACAACAATGCTCGCTGTTTTGTTGTCTGCAATCGTATTTACAGTGGCCGTTGGCACTTCCGGCTGGTGTTTCCACCGTACAACAAACGGTATCTTTTTTTCTGCCACATGGTCATAAATATCTGTAAATGCAATCTGTATGCTGTACCTTGCACCGTCATCCATCTGCCCGATCAGGTCGCCCAAGGCAATACTGTAGTTATCTGTTTCGCTACCGGTAAAACTGGCAATAATTTCGCCGGCAAAATGCTGTTCCTTTAATCCGTCCGGGCGCAGAATATAATAATCCTCGTCCCTGACAATCGTTACTTTTGCTGTGCCAGCAGAATCCCCGAAGGACGGGGCTATCGTTAATGGTAGCTGCTCCAAATAATTTGTTGTGCCTTCCGATGATTCCGGCACTGTCTGGTCGGTCGTTTCCGTGGTAACATCGTCAGAATTATATGCTGTTGCTTCCGAAACAAGATTTGTTGTAACGCTGTCTATTGCAGGTTTTGCAACAATTTCAACAGCCACAGAATCTGACCATGCACCTTCCTTGCCTCCCTGTGCTGTAACCATTGCTTTTAAATAATGGATTTCTCCTACATTCCACAGATTGCTCAAAAGACCACTTGCAGTATAGATTTTATTAATGTTTTCAATAGTTTCCGATAATGTCTCCATGCCGGAAGACATCATTAAAACAACGACGTTTCCATCTTTGCCTTTAACCGGCTCATCGTTAACCGCTTCCGCTATTTTTATGCTAGCTTTGCTGTTTCCGGTGTAGCCAACACTGCAAATAACTGTATCGTCCAGGGCAAGATAATTTTCTGTCGTTGCAAGCGTAGGAGTTGTTGGGGTCTCACTCAGAGATACGGAAACCGTATCAGACCAAGGAGATAACACTTCCTCATCCCCGGACGTATCCCGCAATCTTACGCGGAAATAATATGTTTTTGCCGATTCTAGGGACCCGATATGCCACGTGGTTTCCCTGTCCTCCACGTCATAAGTAGTTGGGGCTTCCGTACTAATCCATGCGTCCTCGTGGTCTGCCCACGCAACGGTAGCCGCATCCGCATTTTTCCACGACCAATCCCATGTTAGTTCCACGGTATCAGATGCCACCGCCATTGCAGTTATATTTTTCGGTGGGACTGCAATCTTTCTTGTTTCCGAATAAATCCACCCAGACTGCATGAGGGGGCTAAGTTTGTAGGTGGTGCCAGACGCTCCATTTTGAGGTGTGGAAGTTCCAGTAAAATTTTTGAGCGCAATCTGGTATTCGGTACCGCCGGAAACGTCCGGACACGCAACTGTGATTGTCCCCTCTTTGTCGGTAATTGCAATAATACCTTTTTCCTCGTTGCCTATTTTCATCCAGACGGCTGTTTTAGCGTCAGGAACTTCCGTGTTGCGTTCAACGCTATTGATAGTAAGTGTTGTTCCTGTTGCCGATACCGTATCAAATGACGGGGATTTTAAAGCCCCTCGCGCCGCTACTCGTGGCTCAGAATATGCATATTTTTTATCGTGCGTACTTTGCACCCTTGTCCACATAATCTGGTCTTCCGCTATGCCGTCGTCCGTGTTGAAATCTGCTGACACCGTATAATCATGGTACGCAACAGTTACTCCTGTGCTCCATGATGTGCCAGTATATCTCTCTCCGCTTTCCGGCGTGTCTATAGCGTATTGTAACTCCATGGAATCCACAGGGCGGTCCCGCGGCGATGCCTGCACCCAGTTTGCCCATACATAGCGGCTAGAGGATCCTATCTCTTTGCTTCCTGTACTCTGTATGTTTGGACGCCCTGGGATACTGTAATAATGGTACGCATAACTCCAACCGGAATCTCCGGCACACCCTCTCGATTTTGCCCTTACAATACGGCAAAATGTCTTGTTTTGTGTCGGGGAACCATCCTCTGTTATCGCCCATGTGCCAGACGCTCCCGTGTGGGACGAATTAGAAAAACGAGCGTTTGCAATGGCGCCCTTATAATTTATCATTAATGCGGTCTGTACCTGCGTCCTTGCAAAATGCCTTGCATCATTCGCCTCGTATGAGGTACTCCAGGTAAAAGTACCTTTATTTGCGTCGGCATCATCAAGAGAATAAGAAACAGAAGGGGCATTTGGCGCATGAATAGCAAACGTTTTTGTGGAATGTGCGGCTGTATAGGTATGCTTTTTATCGCTTTTTGTCTTGCCCTTTACCTTAAATTCTATCGCGTTTAATAATTTTGATGAGACAGGATAATAATTTTTTGCATTAAGTGCTACCGTTTTTTTAGTTGCTGATTTTCCCACATTTATTTTCTTCCACTTTGTCCAATCCCATTTAGAAGCACCGGCGTTTTTTGTATGTAGACGATACCATAGCCACTGTCCATCCTCATATTTTTTCGCCGGTATCTTCCAAGATATTGTAAATTTCAAACCGTCTCTCGATATAGACAGACCGCTAGGAGCAGCAGACTTTTTCTTTTTCTTTGCCATTATGCCATTTTCACCTGCCTTCTAAGTTCACTTGCCATTCTTCTTCCCCATTCTTCTGGGTTATCTGCACCGTTTACAGTTACGTTAATAGTTACATCGTTTTTCGTTCCCTGTGTTGCCTCTTTGATATCGTTCATCAGTCTGCTACGACCGTACAGCATCTCGTCTCCTGCTTCTCCTGCTCCAAACAAGGTGGCATCAGAAAATACATATGGGCTTTCCATGGCTTTTTTATACCAGCTAATGTGGAATGATGGCAGGGAACCCTTTCCCCCAATACCGAACGGAGCTTTTCCGCCGGAAACACTCAGGTGCGGTAGGTTTAGGTGTGGAAGAGACCAGCTAAACTTTAAGGCGCTCTTAAACCGTCCAGGGAAGCTTTTTACAAGGGATACTGCCTTAGTAAAGATACTTTTAACAGCCGATGGTATCTTAGTAAATGCTCCTTTTACAGCCGATAAAATACCATTTCCCTTAAATGCCCCTTTGAATCCATTTACGGCATTTTTAGCGGCACCCTTTAAAAGAGAAGGAAGATTTTTGATTCCTTTGATTATGCCGGTAACAATGTTTTTACCAAGCGACAGCCAGTTAAACGCCGTAAACACACTTACAATGGCCGTGATAATTTTCGGCAAATTGGCAATTAGCAACGGAATTGCACGAACTAAGCCAATTGCCAAATTTGTTATGATTGTTATTCCTGTTGCAAGGATTTTTGGCGCGTTATCGTTAATAATACCGGCTAAATTTGTTATGATTGTGGGTACGTATGCAATCAGTACGGGTATGGAATTAATCAATCCCTGTGCGATATTCTGAATAAGTGTCAGGCCTGCATTTATTAGTTTTCCCGCGTTACTTCTCAGTGATTCCGTAAATTGCGCCAGCATCGGCAACGCCTGCCCCAGAAAGGTTGGGATGCCCTGAGTCATGCCGCTAGCGATAGTCGTTAACAAATTGACCCCGACCGATGTAAATACATTTAGCCCTGTGGAAATCGTAGAGGCAAGATTATTTAACAGTTGACTGACAGCAGTTGTAATACTGCCAGAATTTTGAGTAACGCTCGAAATTAAACCGTTTATGAGGTCGCCGCCGATTTTTGTCAGCCCCGGCAACTGACCGCTAAAGTTAATCGCATCTTGCGCAAGTTTGGAAAGAGCGCCACTTATGCCGCCGGATTCCATCGCCTCAGCTAATCCACTAACCTCGCTTGTTATGCCTTTGATAGCACCGCGGATAGTACCCGAAAAAGTATTGTAAAAACCCAGTTCTAAGCCCTCTGTAGCACTAGATAGCAAGGTTATGTCGCCTTTTAAATTGTCTAACTGTGTAGCCGCCTGCTGTGCCGCAGAGCCGGAAGAATCCTGTATTCCTTTCCAGAATTTTTGTACAGTCGCATCACTTGATGCGGTCATTTTGTTAAATGCCTGTAAGCCTTGCGTTGTAAAAATCGTTGCAAGGGCATTGTTTTTTTGTTCCGCTGTCATACCCTGCAAAGAGCCATTAAGTTCGTCTACGAGGTCGTTAAAGTCTTTTGCTTCGCCGTTTGATTTATAGGCGGATACCCCTAACTGGTCTAAAGCTTTTGATGCATCATCAGTCGGAGTATATAGGTCTGCCATCGCCCTATTTAACGCTGTAGATGCCTCGGAGCCTGTCACATTCTGCTCTGCCAAACGGAGTAAGGAAAGCGTGACACTGTCCGCCGCTTGGCCGTAGTTTTTCGCTGTGGCGGCAGAACCAGAGAAAGCTTCTCCAAGACCTCTTACGTCCGTATTAGCAAGAGTAGCACCCTTTGCCATTAAATCAGCATAATAAGATGCATTACTCATTGAGTCGCCAAAGCCTTTTACGGCTCCGGCAGTATATGATGCTGATTCTTCCAAACTCATAGCACCGGCAGAGGCAAGATTAAGCACTGTCCCGATGCCGCTAATCTGCTCATCCGCTGACAAGCCGGCTTGGGCAAGAATGTTCATGCCTTCGGCCGCTTCCGTTGCGGTGTACTTTGTAGTGCGCCCCATTTCCTCAGCCTTAGCTTCGACATTCCCTATTTTGTCTACGGTTGTACCCATGGTAGCCGCTACCTGAGACATTGCAGTATCAAAATTCATCCCGGAGTCTATTGACGTTTTTGTAAATGCGGCGGCGGCGGCAGAACCAGCCGCCATGGCTGTTTTAGCCACCTTCCCGACTGTTTTAAATGCCCCGCCGATTTTTGATGTGGACGAGCTGGCGTTACCTTCTGCGTCTTTCAGCCCCTGCTTATATGCGGTGTCTTTGATTGCCAGAGTGACAAACAATTCCATCACATTCAATCACTCATCACCACCAATCCGGCTTTTTTAATGACGTCTGCGGCTATTTCTTCGCCAGTCTTTGTTGCTGTTTGTTTTTTATTATTATCAATCAAATCAATAAACGATACATAGAGATATTTCCCGCCGAACGCCTGCGAAATACTTTCGGTTACATATTTCAGCCCATCGGCCATATATCGTTTGTAAATTAATTCCTCTGTGTCGTCTAAAATCTTAGCTTTGACATACAGTAGGAAGCCTTTTACGCTTTTTCCTCTGTATTCTCCTGCGCATCTCCAGAGTGTCCGTCTGTTGCGCCCGTTGGCACTGAGAAAAAAAGCTGACGTACCTCCGGTTCGTTGACAAGGTCAACCATGCCTTTGATAACATCCATTAATTTGTGCGTTTTCTTGTATTCCTCAACTGTCTGTAATTCAAACGCCGCTAAGATTCCAATTACATCATCCTTGTGCGTTTTTAACAGTCTAGGGGCTGTTTTAGCACCCCTAGCAAAGACTTTGATGTATTTCTCACCTTCCCGCGGCACAAGTTCCTGGCACAGCTTAAGCGCGTCATCATCGTCTGCAATGTTTCCGATATGTTCAAGGGAATTCGCAATGGCTTCCAATCCCTGTTCTGCTGTTAAATCCGATAATCTCATGCTTTACCTCCTACGCCGCTTCGCCTGTTTTAATATAGACCTCGTAAGGTACTGTCTCTGCGTTCTTAATGCTATAATGTCCTGTGTATTCGAAATCGAAATTTCCTTTAGATTTATCATCTGATTTAATTTTAAATCCGCCCGTTGAGAGGGCGTTCATGATTTTGATTGCGATAAATCCGGCGGAATCCCCGGAATTTTCGTCCGAATAGTCACCAATCCACCAAATATCCTTAAAATCTTCTGTCTTTAAATCTGACCTTGGCGTTACTTTGTTTCCTGCTACGTCTGCCGCTGCCATAAAGCTTTTAGCCTGTGTGGTATCCATAGTAACGGCTGTACCTGATAATTTTACTTCAATAGATTCGATTTCTTTGAGTTCCATCGTGTTTTTGGGTACGTTGTCAATATCTTCCCCGAAATCCGTAAAGGATGGCTCTGCGCTAAAGCTACAACCGCCGCTGGTTGCCATGAGGATGTTAGTTGCTGTTATGGCGCCCGTTTCTGGCTCAAAAGCTGATACAATAATACCGGCGTTAATCTGTATTTTTTTGAAAAGGTCAGAAGGTACCTGCGTATACTTCATTTGCTCACCTCGTTAAATAGTTATAAATTGCATAGTAATTACTGTGTATCTGCGTACTATTGACGAGTCGGCTTCATCGACTAAAGGAGTCCACGGCTGGTCCTGCGACAGGAAAATAAATCCATCATCGCATTTTACCGTAGTACCTCCTTGCAATCTGTCACTGATTTCTTTCGCCTTTTTGTTTGGGACTGCCTCAGATTCTGTGTGGTACCAGACATTTACGACGCTAGCGGCGGCCGCACCTGTCCACCAATTTGCTATAATTGGTTCGTATGTGATAAAAGGAAATGCGGTATCTTCCGGCACCCTGTTAGACGGATATGCAGTTATGCCGAAGGATGACCAAAATTGATACAGTGCCGCTGTTGGGGTCATGACGTTAACTCCCACTTCTCCGCCGGGACCTGTGCTATATCTAAATTAGACGACGCAGGGGTTTCTTTTTCTCCTGCATTTGATGTAACTCTAAAAATTTTTCCGTCTTTTGTTTTTAATACATCATGATAGTCTAGCTTTACTGTTTTAGCTGTAGTAATTGTATATGTTGCTGTTACACCCTCTTTCTCTGCCACCCTGGCAGACATAGAGGTATCTTGGATTATTGCCGCCTGTATTTTAGCGCCTTCCACCCACTCAGTGATAAATCCACCCTCGCCGTCAGAAGTACGCTTTTTATCCATGAGTATGCAATCCTGTAAAAATTCATTGATTAAACTCATGCCATTTTCCTCCATGGGTTCAGGCGTGCTCTAAAGGCATCCTGCCACGTGTAAGCCTCGCCTTTAGAATTTGTTGCCCTGCTGTACGAATAGCCGCCAAATGACTCCGACTGATACGCTCCTAAATTGCCATTCTTCGCCTGCCACTCGCTGATTTCGTCCACCAGTGATAAAAACGGTTTAGGGATAGCCAGTGGAACCACTACGCCGTCAAACGTCTCCTCCTGTAACGGGGCAGTATCGCCTTTGTGGTACTGATAAACCCCGTCATTAAAGATAGAGCCGCTGATTAAATAATATTGCCCGTCCTGTAGCGGGAGGCGAATCGCGGTGCCAGAATAACGTAGGTCTTCGGTGTCTGTCGTTGCATCTATGTGCGTGTCAAAAAGCCATTCCCCGATTGTTATTTTGCCTGTGATTGCCGCTCCTTTGACCGGGAAGAAATTGTGAATATGATTCATGACTTCGTAAAGCACTCAATCAACCCCTTTTATTTTCCGTTCGAACTTGCTTTTGAAACGGTGCTTGATACTTCTGGGATAGTTTCTGTAGTTCCAACGGTGACTACGCAAATGCCGTCAAGGTATTCTGCCCACAGTTTCATGCCCATAATGGCGTATGTTTCGCCTGTGGCGTTTGTATAGTTGCCGCCTGCGTGGAATCCAATCAGATTTGTTTCGCCAGATGTTGTGTAGTCCAGGCCAAGTTTTTTAAAATCACTATCGCCGGGATCAATATAATACAAGTCAATATTTTCTACAGGTGTTGCAATAACAGTTTTTGCCGGGATGTAGGCGTCAGGGAGGAGGAACAGTGTAGAGAAACCAAAGAAGTCTTTGATATACTGCAATCCAAACATTGTCTGCACAGTAATCTCTTTATCACCTAACCAGTCGTAAAAATCCATTACATTTGCAAATCCTACGACTTCGGTTACATTTCTGTTCATGCCTGCGAATTTGTTGAGTACAGCACCTTTTGCGATTGCAAGTGCTTTCTGCCATTTCTTCTGCGTACCTTTTAATGTTCCCGTTTTTAAAAATGTGTAAAAATCTTTTAAAACCTTGTTCTGCAGCTCAACCATAAAGGCATCATCTGTCTTTTCGATCGCGACCGTTGCGCCCCATTTTGCCACAGACTCAAGAGTTAAAGATTTAGCGTATTTTTCTACAACAATATCTTCTTTCTTGCTTTCCACAACTTTAAACTGTGTAAAAGGGATTGCCTCACCCTCACCTACGCTTGCGCCGCCCTGTAAAGCTTCATCTTTCATCTGCGCTTCGTAGGTTACTAAGCTGGTGCCCGGCTCTTTTCTGATAGGTTTAAAGATTCCCAAGATAGTTCTCAGCGCGTCCCAGTTTTTTTCAAATTGTGTTACAAAATCAATTTCTCTCGCTTTGAGAGCGCTATCTGTATTTAATACAGTGCTAGTGGTTACTCCTGCCATTGTCTACTCCTTTCAAAAACCAAAAAGTTCGTGATTTTCCGCAATCGCTTTCTGACGTTCGCCCGCATCTTTAATTTCCATGATTTCTTTCTTGGTCATTTTCCCCGGTTCTCCTCCCGGTGGATTTGATACGTTAGCGCCTTGAGTTGTTTCAGTTGTAATATAGTCGGCATACGCTTCTTTGATGCTTTTTTCTACCTCTGTTGCGTTCTCAAATTTGCCGTCAGCTCCGATTTTTAAATTATCAATAGTCTCTTTTGATGCTTTTAATGCAAGGTTAATTACCTTGCTAGACACGCCAGAATCCTCAAGCATCTTTTTGTATGCAGCTTCTTTTGCATTGTAGGATGCTTTCTTGTCCTGTTCGGCTTTGTAGTTCTCAAAGCCTGCGTGTTCTTTCTCATACTTGCCTTTCCAGTCGTCCTTTTCATAGTCCTTCAATTTCTCCTGGAGGTCTGGGACTTTCTCTGCGTCCTCTTTGTATTTACTAATCTCGTTCTTGAGACCCGTAACGGTTGCAGAGTGTTCTTCGATAATCGCGGAAACCTGCTCGTCTGTAAGTGTCATGCTTTTTAAAAAAGCTCTTGTTAATGCCATTTGATTACTCCTTTTCTTTGAGGGATTTCTTTCCCTAAATGACTTTATATGTAAATCACAGTACTTCGTGATTACTTACTAAATAATTTTGCAGCTTTAAGGGATTTCGCCCCAAATTTGCCGTCAATTTTTAATTTACATTTCGACTGGAAAATACTAACTGCATCTTCTGTCTTTTCTCCATATTTGCCGTCAGTTTCTAATTTCGAGTCGATAGCCCAGTTTAAAAACTTCTGTAATTTTTCAATTTCCCCTCTTGCGCCTTCTAGCACTGTGATACCGTCTAAAAATGTGTAATAGCCTCGTGGTGGCAATTTAGGGAATTTCCCAGTGTATTTAACCTCTTTCGTTGTTTCTTCCTTCTGCTCCACCGCCGGGAAGTCATGATATAAAATATTTAAATCAAACTTGCCGCCGTTGCCGGTTGAAACCTTGGCCGGAAACACGCCAGAGCTGGTATACTGCCATGCCATGAGGTCAGGCACGCTTGCAGGCTTGTAAGATTTGTTCGGCGTTGCCTTAAACGCCATGCGGTTATAGCCTTTGTAATAACGTGCAATCCACCAGTTTTTACAGTTAACTTTGTTTTTATCAATATGCTCCGAAAAATACGACATCCCGGTGTAAACACCAAATTTATAGCCCCTTGACTCAACGACAGTCTGTGCCGCATTGATAATCTCAGCAATCTTTGCTTTGCTTAGCCTTGCCTGCACTTTGTCCTCGATGTCAAACCAAACGCCGTATTTAAAATGTTTCTTGCTAACTTTATCGAGGATGTCACAAACAAGCTTCATATCGGATTTGGCTTTCGCCGTTGTGGTAGCGTATGTGTAGTTATATACGCCCCATGGGATACCTAACTTCTCACACTTTTTATAGTTCTCCTCAAATTTTTTATCTTTACCTAAATCCTTGCGGATAATCTTAATGATCGCACCATCACAACCGTATTTCTTTACTTTCTTCCAGTCGATTGTGCCGTTGTATGTCGACACGTCAATAATTTTCCTCTGTGTCATTTTCTCATCCTTTCCATCTCAGCACGTACAAAATTTTCTGGTTGCCGTTAATAATCCTGTGTATTTTTTTATATATTCCGCCTGCTTTTTTAGTATTGGTGCTAGCCTTTCCGGCGTCCCACCACACCATTTTGTTGTTCTCGTTTATTCCTGCGAAAATATTGGTATGCAGGCGATAAAAGCAAATGTCGCCGGGCTTTAATTTACTTTTATAATCCCGGGGTAATTTATTTACTTTTATCAACCTGTATCGTTTTGATATAGCCGCTTTTGTTCCTGCGCCCTTATAGACAACTGTTCCGTTCCTGTTGCAATAAAACAGTTGTCCCGGTTTGAGGATGCCTAATTGCTGTAGGCAATAGCATACATACGATGCACAATTACTTACCTTTTTCTTCTTTGCGCTCGCCCAGCTATTCGCTACGCTCTGAGAGTATTTAAACTTTTTATCAGTAAAATACTCTGCAGTTTCTCTTGCCTTGACGAGCAAAGACAATCTGTTCATTATCCCATCGCTCCTTTTAATTCGTCTGCAATAATTGCTGTGTATTCTTTTGTGTAATTTGCCGCCGCCGGTTTTAAATACGGTTGTGCTCTCTGACCGTTTGTGATATGCCATTGTCCCTTATCATCCTGATAAGTCCATGGGGTCTTTCGTCCTCCCTTGTAATACACGCCAGTTCCTAACTCTACATAGGCGGCATATTCTTCATTACTCCCGATTATCTCCGTGAGATTCTCCAAGTCGGTCTGGTGCGTAATGCTGTTTCTCAACGCGCCTGTATCGACCGGGCAAAGGTCTTTTGCGTGCCCTTCTGCGGCGGCTCCTGCCTGTTCTAACGCCCTTGCAAGTGCCATGGTGGTCTTTAAAATTACTTCGTCCACGTGGCTCACAACATCAATATCCGCCATTATATTCGCCCCCTTTGCGTTGCTAACCATTCATAATAGGTCATGTCCTCCACGACTTCGTTTCTGCCTGTCTCTGGGTTTCTGACACGTATCATTCGCGGTTGTGCCAGTTCGGCAGGCAGTGTAGTTCTCTGCGTACAACGACAGTTATAAACTTCCGCCGGGATTCCGCTTGGGTCTCCCGGATACATGAGGCCATTGGAGTAAGTCATATTAAACGGTACTTCTTCACCGTCTAATGCCCTGTGACTGTCTCGTGTCCTCAAGTCCTTTGTTGCTGTCCAATGCTTAACTACATCAATTCCCATCTGGTAGGCTTCCTCGTATGCCGCCTGTCTGCCCCCATTCTGTGCCCCTGTAAACGCTGTGCGGGCATTTCTAATTGCGGCAGTATGATTCATGCCTGTAACGTCTTGGAATCGCCCTGCGAGCTTTTTTATGTTGTCACCCTGTAAAATTCCTTGCAGTAGTGCATTTTGCAATTTCTTTTTATTCCAATGCACATCCTTGCTTTTTAGCACTCTCCTAGGCGGGAGAATCTTTTGTTTTCTGACTGTCAGCCGCTTAACTGTATGCTCATCAACCAAATTAAAAGCAATATCTCCAATCTCTTTTATCTGTCTGTCAGGCACAAGAGATTTAATCATGTATGCCTCAAAATTACGATTGAGGGCGATAATAAGTGGGGTCTTCTCGTTGATATATGCCGCGGCAATCTGATTTGATTCTGCCAGTCTCCGAGCCATGTCCTCACGCAGTGCTTCCCACCTCTGCCCTCTGCCATACTGGTTCATCAACCATTCTTCAAATTCTTTCTTGGTGTACTTTCCTGCCTGATATGCCACATATTCTTTGACATACCGGCTGGAGAATTGTTTAAAATAGTTCTTCGCTTTGCCGTCAAGTTCCTTTTCGGCCTGCTTGTATACGTCTGTCAGCCGCTTTTCTAGCTTTTGTAACTCCTGTTCTGTCCACTTGTCGGATGGATACATAGTTATTCATCCCCTTCCGGGTTATCTTCCGGCGTATCGGGTTCAATCGGTTCTGTGTAGCGGTTATATGATTCTTCGTCCAACTTTGCCAAAATGTCCGGCACTTCCTCCGGTGCGATAAACGGTAATTTTTTCAGGATGGTTTCTTCATCCAGATAATTAGCTGCCTCAAGAATCATGTCTGTACGCTCTTTTTCGTTGCTGATTCTGTTCCGCTTAAATTGCGGCTCGTCATCAATCCCTGCAAGCTCCAGAATCTTCTCAATCGCATCGCCCACAAAGTACTCAAAATCATCTGCATTATCATCTAGTGGCTGGTATGCGGCGTCGATATGATCATTTGTTGCTCCGGCGGCTATGGTGTGTACATCCAGCGCCCCGAAGTCCTCATAAATTTCTGACCGCATATGCGTGAGAAACTCTTTTCTGGCGGTATACGGCGGCTCTTGTGTGTATGCCTGCACCTGCCCCTCCTCAGCCTTTGCGATGTGCTGAAACTTGAGCCGGTCTCTAAACTCCGCCAGCTCATCATCTGTCATACCGTCAGCATTGGAAATGAGCCAGTACATCTGCGCACAGTCGTCCAGATCATTGGCAAAACCACTTTGCACCGCGTCGTAAGCATCAATCTTCGACTGCATTCCTCTCAAGGTGCTTATATGCCTTTTATTTCCAAACATTGGTACAATAGGGAGGCTACTATAATTTTCTTCCCCGATGATTTCGGGTTCCAAATTGTTTGCAACCTCAACTCTTTGCCTGTACGCCCGTTTGGGAGCGGTCTCTTTTAATTCTCCAAATTTGCTTTCTGCGCTGTAGGTTGTATAGCCATCTATTTCATACAGCACAACCTTAAACGGCTTCTGTTCGTCCAACTGCCAAAATCTTATGCCCGCCATCAATGCCCCTGTGTCCTCGTCCCACATCGGAGCGAATTGCGTAAGGGGAAATTCGTGCACGTGGTCTACATTCCAAAAAAGGAAGGACTGACCGTGAATTAATGCATTGTATGCCGCCTCTTTGATTCTCCTGTCAAACTGTTTGCCCAGTTTATCCTTGACACTCATGTCATTAAAAAAGACACCGTTTCCTAGGCTGTACGAACAGCGTTGTGTATTTAATTTATGAAAGAAATTGGAGCATATCTGTGCGTTAGACGAAAAATTATCTATCTTTCTTTGACCTAGCAGAGTGTAATAAACGCGCTGAAATTGCAAGATAGTCTCATTTTCCTGTGCGTCGTACTTGTCCGCTTTTAACGCCTCTTTGTATGCCCCTGTGCTCTCGTGGAATTTTATAAACTGATTTATAAATTGCCCTTTGTCTTTTGCGGCAATGAAATCTTGATATGATAAATACATTGTTATCACCCCAGAATTGATTTGTATTGTCTTGTTCGGCTGCGCTTGACGAGTTTTAATGTTTTTACAAGATACCTGATAGCATCCATTGCGTGATCTGACTGTTTTATAACTGCGTCCCTGCCTTTGTCAGCCGCTGTTGGGTCCCACGCATAGATGCCGAACTCCTCAATCGTATGCGTGCAGGACGGGTCAAACGATAATTTATCCTGCGTTAGTAATGTCTCAACGTCTGCTATCCCATCGTTAACAGTGTTATCCGCCTTTTTGACCTTGTGCCCTCTACTGCGTAGCTCCACGATGAGAGCGGCGGCGGATGGGTCAACAATCACTAAATCATCTTTCTGCCCGTTTAGCGTGTCCTCTAGTCCCTTTACCAGCTCACTGACTGGTTTCATGCGGTTGTTCTCCCTGCCTGAGTAATAATACTCTCGTAGGCAGTGCCAGTTGCCGGTATCTACTCGTTTCTGCCAGATCAAGAAGACGGTAGCGTTTTGCATACCAAAATCGGAGCTAACAATTATCTCTCCGCTAGTCTCTGCCTTGCAGACGTGTCTTGCCTCCGAAAACATATCGTATACAAGACCTTCGGCTACCGCCCAGTTGCCTAGTATGTATCGTTGGTACCTGTGTGTCCCGGAGTATTCTTTTATCAGTTCGTCTACTACCTCCAGGGGCAAACAACCATCATGTATGTTGTACGCCTGCTGAAATATATCGGCATCGGAATCTAGAAAGCCCTTAAACCAATGTTTCGGCCCCGCCGGGTTGCACGTCCCGTCAAAATGACTGTGTGACGTTCTGAGACGAGATTTTAACATCTCAAATACTTCTTGATTCCACGTTGTCACCTCATCGCCGTATGCATACTCAATCGTCGCTCCCTGTATCCTTGCAACGTGCTTCTTATTGTCAGCGCCTAGTGCATATACCTTTTTACCAAATAGCTGTACTGTGTTGTCGCTGCGTATCTCGCCAACTAGCTCCTCACCCCAAATCTCTCGCATGGGGTCAAGTATGTTACGTTGTAGTGTGCCTCTGGTGTTTCCCAACATCACAGCAAGCCCTAACCCTTTTAGATGTGTCAGGCGTTGAGGGATTACGATTGCGTAGTCAACAAAGGATTTCCCAGAGCCTGTCGCCCCGGTCTTTACGTTCCAACGGTGATTACAACCTTGCAGATATTCCCTTTGCTTGCTAGTCAATGACACTATTGACACCCCCAAGGATTTCAATAGCTTTCGCCAGTGCTTTGTCACTCGCACTCTCTGACTGCGGCTTATCACGCCATTGTTCTGGTTTTCTGTTCTTTAGCCAGAATATCTGCGCTGTTGTGTCCGGTGGAATATGCTTCTTTGTTACTTTTCGCTCCGTCATTACTCCACCTTCGTACTTTTCGCTTGTCTCCTCGTAGCTGTATCCTAACGCCCGTTGCAACAGGCTTTTTTCTACCTGCCTATCCACAACATCTTTTCCCTTTTTTAAGGTATCGGCTAAAATTGGAAATTTTTTCTTCCATGTATACAAGGTATCTGGGTTGATGCCGATGTTTGCCGCAATCTCTTTGTCTGTGCATCCATCTCGCGCCCATCCCTCTAGCTTAAGTAACCCTTCTTGGGTCAGCCACTCCTGGTATTTACTTATCCCATTTTGGGGTCACCTCCTAAATACAACCATAACCCCGTAATGGATTGTTTACGGGGTTATATGAAAGGAAAGAAAATATGAAAAAAATCGTTTACACCAGTTGCATTATGCAACTAAATACAAGTATAAGGAATTGCACCTTAACAGCCGCCGGGGTAAGACTAATAAGCGGCTGGTCTCTAAACACTTGTAGATCCGCAACCTGTATGGAACGTAAGGCACCGTGGGATAGGTGTCTTACGTACTCTCTTTTACGCGGATGAGAGTTTACACTTTTACCACAAAAAGATAGAGGAGGTTATGTCTCACAAAAAGTTACCAGTACTCGTCCGTACAAGTGTATTGTACGACATTTTTTAAGCCGTGTTAGACAAACATAAAAAGAGAGGGAGATAATTCTCCCTCTCTAATATCCCGCATATTTCCCAGCCAAATTGGCGAAAGCACTAAGCCATCTGCGTATAGTCATTTCTGCATATCCGAGCTTATCCGCCGCCCCTGCTATCGTGTATCTATCCTCAAAATACACCAGCTGTACAGCTTTCATTCTGTCCTCACCGTTGTCCATGCCCTCTGTCTGCTTTATTGCCTTGTTAATAGCGTACATCCACAAGGCTGACTGAGCTGTATTTTCTGCGATCAGTTTGTCTGGGTATTTTTTTACTTGTTTTACTGCGTGTCCGTACCAATCATGCTTAGGATTGCTCAATTTTCTTACCTCCGCGCAACCATCGCTAATATCATCATTACTGCTGCATAAATCTTATCTTCTTTTTCTTCTGCCGCCATCCATTCCAGTAAAGCAATCGCTGCCCATATTATAGGCATCACGTTACTTATCACGTTATTTACTGTACTCATATCACTTCCTCCATAAATCACTTGCTTTCCATGCAAGCAACAAATATATTATTGCCATTATAATTACTCCACAAATCTTTTCACCCATATTTACTCCTTCAACTTTCTTCTTATTTCTTTTTCATTGTCTACAGCCATTGCTACATCAAATATGCTCATCGTTCTATCTCCCCGTTTCTTCCAACTTTTTTAAACCTCACTCTTTGTAGCGCGTCAGGGTACTTTGTTGTATTGACTCCCGAAAAAAATTGTTTTAAATCTCTACTCCATGTAAGTTGGGAAGGTGTAAAGTCTTTGTATATTACTTCTATCTCAAGAGACTCGGAATTTACTATAACGTCCGTTACGATATATAATTCTCCTTTGAAGTGCCTGTATATACAACCAGCCATTTCTTCTTTCAAATATTGAGCATCCTTCTGGATTTCCATTACGTCGGTAGAACGCCCTGTATCATATACAGCAGTTAACATCTTATGCCTCCTTCAATTTTCCAAAAACTTTTTCGTAAGCCTCTACATCATTTGATAACAAAATTCGTTTTACTTCGTCTTTGCTTAATGTTTTAGCTTCCTCTGTTCCATCCGTCCACTTTGCCACGCCTAACCAGTTCCCTTTTTTGCTTTTGTATATTTTGGCTTTTAGCACAATTCCGAATCTTATTCGAATTTTGCACTTGCAGGAAATCAATTCCATCCTGTCTGTGTCGTATTTTAATTTATTTTCCGCGTCTACAAATATCATCTTTCTCCCTCCTTTTAAATATACTCATGTGCCGTCCAGTCTTAATTATTTTTCTCTTTATTATCAAATACAAAATATTTATCTAAAAATCCAAATACTATATTTAAATTGTAAGACGAATATCCAATGCTGTAATTAGCTTCGCCAGCTTTTCTGTATTTAATTTCGTAATATGGTTTTTCTCGGCTTCCGTGAACTACAATTTCTGCTTCGACTACGTGTTCCTTGTACGCTGCTTCTTCAAAAGGAATTATTGTAGCTGTTTTTGTTTTCTCCATTTTCTTTTTTCTCCTTTTTGTTTTAGTTTGCTCGCTGATACGTAACCGTATTTCCGTTTGTCAGTCTTACAACTATCTCGTAGGGCTCTCGGCTTGGTATTCCGTCAATAGTTTTGTGGCCAACCCCCACAATAACGTCGGGGCGGACAAGATCACCGCACCTCTCGCAGTGTTCAGATGCTTTATACTCGCAGTCTCTACACCTAAATCCCATAGCTTCAGGTGTCCACTCATCCGGATTTGTTTCTTTTAGCTTGCACATTCCTTCTATTGTTCCAAACTTACACTCCTCACATCTTCCTGTGCAGGCTTTTCTGATTGTTTCTAATGCGTTCATTATTTCTTTTCTGTCCATTTTTGTTCCTCCTAAATATGCTCATGCGCCGTTTTGCCTTTGCAATGTTCGTGATTTCGTGTATCCATCTCTTTCGCCTAATTTTTCTGCAATAGCTCTTATTACATTTACAGTTACGCCGTTTCCTGCTTGCTTATATAATTGACTATCAGAATTAACAAACTCTGCTTTTTCAAAATAGTCATCTGTCCAACCTTGCAGCCTAAAGCATTCTTTCGGTGTCAGCCTTCTAATAGCTATGTAGCATTGGTATTTTTCGTACCAGGTTGCATATACGGTCAGCTCTTCTGAAACTTGCACAAAAATCCCTTGATTGCAACTGGTATCTAATGTATTTGCAACATCACGTCCAACTCGCCCTCTTCTTGTTTTACTTCCTGGAACTGATAAATTCACGCTATCAATGCCTACCCTACACTCGGAATAGCCTTGCTTTGTTGCTTCGGCTACTTTTATGCAGACATTAGGTTCGTTTCCATGCGATTGGCTTCTAAGTGTTGGCACTTCACCCTTAGGGGCAACACGTTTCGCTTTTCTGCCCTGCGGATCAATAACTCCAATCGGTTCAATCGCCACTCCGTGTCTATCCTGTCCAGTAAGTGTAAACATCGGCTCACCATCTTCTTTGAATCTCCGTCCATTCTGACGCTTTTCTGCTCGGTCAGGTGTTAAAACTGGAATTGCAATACCGCTATTTTGCGCTTTATACGTTCCATATCCTTTTTGATATCTTGCTTGCAAGCATCTGGCAACGCTAGTTGTTTCTGTTCCACTGTTGCACAAATCTATAAAACACGGCAATGCTACATGATGCCCTCGCCCACCACCTTGACCAGTATCAAGAGCTTCTGTAATTCCATCAGGTGCAAATACCTGCGTATTTCTTCTGTATCCGTCTTTGTGACCAATTATTTGAATACTATTTTCTCTGTCTGCTCTTTCGACAGGAAATACTTCTGCGGAGCCTCTGCCTCTAAGATGCCCGATAATGAAACACCTTTCTCTGTTCTGTGGCACTCCGAAATCTTTGGAGTTGAGCACCTGCCATTCTGCATCATACCCCCTCTGCTCCATTTCAATGAGCAGTCTGGCGAAATCCCATCCTCCATTAATACTAAGCAAATTCTTAACGTTCTCAATGAAAAGGTAAGTGGGTCTATTTTTTTCTTCGAGTTGTCCGATAAGGTACATAACTCTGAAAAACAAGCTTGAACGGTTTCCTTGAAACCCAAGTTGCTTTCCTGCAACGGAGATGTCTTGACATGGGAATCCGAAACACCAGCAATCTGCTTTTGGAATGTCTCCGGCATATACTCTTCTAATGTCATTTGCGTACC